TTTTAACAAGTTTATATTTTCTTCATCTGACCAATTTTTTGTTTCCAAATTTGTTAACTCTTCAACATTTTTTATAAATTGTTTTATTGTCAATAAACTAGCATCAGTTTCAGGAAATCTTACCAATAAGTCTTCACTTGTCAAAAACAATTTTATTATTCTGTTTTTAACAAATTTTGATAATCTCATTGTCATTTTTGTTCTATTACTTTTTGTGTATGCTTCTGTAAAAGTTCTATTGAAAAACATGGATTTCAACCAAGGGATCAAATATTTTGTGTTGTGTGGTTTTAAAAATTTGTAACTTATATGACCAGACCAAAATTCATTCATATCATCATAATTCCAATTTAATTTTCTTCTTATTTTAACAATATTGTCATTATTTTTTTCATATATAAATTTACCATTTAACAAACTATGTGAATATTCTGTATCTTCAATCAATGATCCTTCTAATCTATTGTATTCTTGAGCTAATCTAAATAAATTCCTTAAACATTTCTTTGTTTTATCATCACCATATTGATACAACCTATAATTATTTCCATTTCCTTTACAAAACAATGTAAAAACAGGTAACATGTCTGGTAAACCAAACAATTCTATTGGTTTATTTAATAATTCTTTATATGTTTTAGTATGAGAATTTATCATATCAGGTAAGATTGAGTAAGCTTCAGCAACACAAATATTGTGCCATTTTTCAAAAAAATAAAGGAAAGTTTGATTACAACCGACTCTCATACATTCACCAATTCGAGAATATGCAGATTCAATATCCTGTTTGTAACCTGTACATGGTAAATTTGTATTTATTTCTTTTGTTTTTTTAATTTGTGGGTATAACATTATACCATTGAAGGATATTAAGGACACAAATTCCATTAAATATGGTTGACAATTTGTTTTCCTTTCACTATCCGAAAACCCATGGAATCTCATCATTATTTTATGCAAAACTCTAAAGTTTATAAAGTCCTCAATATCTTTGTATAAAATTATTAGCACATAATCATCTGAATGTTCCATATGTTCCAACAAGAGCTCACTATTTGGAAATATTTTTTTCCAAATATAATATGTGTAATTTGCACAACAAACAGCTTTATATGATGAACTATAATTAAACATACCTTGCAAAAAATTTTGTGTACTTTTTAATTTTCCATTATTTTCAATTAAATGTTTGTTCAGGTAGTTAAATTTGCCTTTAGGGT